TTCGTCGGCAATCATCACTTCTTCACCTCGTCGGGCGAGCGACCGGGGCCGCGTCCCTTGTAGTTGTTTCGCGTCGCGCTGATCTCGTTCGTCGCCGCCTTGACGTCCGCGCACGTCGACCAGTGCGACCAGTATCGCAGCGGTTCGCCGAAGAGGTCCTGTGTCGCGCTTCTCCAGTCGATAAGCGCGGGGCCGGCGTTCGTCTCCTCGATCGCCCACGCGCCGTCCGCGACGGGCGCGAGATCGAGAGCCATCCACGAACCGGATTCGAGTCCGAGCACCCAGCGGATCGGATCGCCGCACTTCCTGCAGACGGTAGGCTTGAACTTCGCGAGCGGGTCGGGCTTAGGTGCTTCCATGGGGATCAGAGCCTCCTGAGCGGCTACGGTAGCGTCCTCGGCTACGGCCTCTTCGACGACCTCGGCCTCCTCGTCGCTTGTCGTTTCGGCGACTTCGAGCGCGGCGACTTCGACGGCGTCGCGAGCTTCGATGGCGGCCTCGTCGCGTTCGGGCGACTCGGCCACCGGCGCGTCGTCGTCCTCGTCGTGGAACTTGAGCTCCATGCCGAAGTCGTTCGACGAGCCCTCGAGGATCTCGACACCCGGCTTGAGCTTCAGCGCGTTCGCGCGGAAGCCCGTGTAGTCGACGAGATGCTGCGGGCGCCCCCAGCGGTTGGTGATCGTACAGACGTCCGGGTGCTGATCGCGCAGCGACTCGGCCATGAGTAGGCGCCCGTCCTTGATCTTGTACAGCTCCTCGGTGTTACCGCCCTTCGTCGTCATCGTCGTCGCCTTGTCCTGCAGGAAGGCGTTGAAGAGCACCGTGCACCAGCCGTCCTTGAGGGCGCGGATCGAGAGGTCCGTGTCCTCGTTGTAGCGTCCGCGCCAGCGATACGGCAGGTCGTTCTGGATAAGGATCGTCGAGTAGATGCGCGTGTTCAGCGTCGTCGGCGCACGCTTGTGCGCTTCGCGTCGCGGCATGAACATGTAGTACTGAAAGCCCGACAGCGCCACGTTCTCGTACCGATCGGTGAAGTCCTCGGCCGCGCAGAAGATCGCGCCGTCAGCAACGGGCGTCTTCAGGTTGTACTGCATACGGTAGAAGCCGTAGATGTTGTCATCGAGAATCCAGTGACGCGCGTGGCCCTCGGAGATCGCGTGCTCCCAGACCCAGTTGCGCGCGGGGATCGAGCCCTGCCCGAGGTTCGAGAACGGTAGCGTGAGGATCTTCTCCTTCGGGATCACCGAAGCGTACTGCGCGAACTCCTGCGGCTCGATGACGATGCGATACGGCACGCCGATCTTGTCGAGCTGACGTGCGGTGTATCGCTTCTCCCATCGGCCCTTGCTGATGACGTACACGGGGTACTTCGGGACGACGCGCCCGCCGGCCGCGGTGAACGCGCGATCGCGAGCGTGAGCGATGTCCGCCTTGGGATACCACGTGCTCTTCGTGTTCGGCCCGAGCGTCGTCCCGATGAGCTTCGCAAAGGCCTGGTAGTCTTCGAGGTTGCGGAAGTGAACGTTGATCGTTCGCCACGGGGAGATGTTCTTGTGGTCCCAGCCGGGCATCCCCTGCCAGTGATCTTTCCACTTCGGTTCGAGATCGAATAGAGCGCCCTGGGGCGTCTCGTCGAGCACTTCGTCCTTCGCCATCAGCGCACCTTCGTCGCGCGACGACGTCGAGCGCGTTCGACGTTCGCGAGGATGCGCTCGTTCGTCTCGGTCGCTCGCGCCAGGTTCTCGCGTAGCGTGATCACTTCGGCCATGAGACGTAGGCGCTCGGCTTCGAGCGCTGCGATACGCTTATTGCGCGCGTCGGGTACGGCGTAATCCTCTTGCGGGAAGTGACGGTCGCCCTCGCTGATCTTCATGGGCGCGTCCTTCTAGACGAGACGACGCGCGCCGAGAAGCGCGAGCGCCCCAGCTACGACGAGCATGGCCCAAAGCGACAGCGCCGGGACGGGCGTGGCGCTCGCGACCTGCGCCTGGTTCGGTCCGAACTGCACGATGGCTTCGGAGACGTTCTCGATCGGTGCGCAGTAGCGCCAGACGAACGGCTCGGGCGGGGAGACGTAGAGCACGGTGTTGGCCGGGCATGGCGTCGAATCTGCGTAGCAGAGCCACCGTCCGTTGCCGTCGTTGATCGCGACGCTCGCGCCCGAGCATGGGAGCCCCGGCCACGAGACGCTTGGGATCGAAGTGAGGAACCGATCGGACATGGAATCCTCCTACGGTAGAGTGGTCGAACTTTTCGTGACGACGTTCCCGAGCGGATCGAGAACGAGAAGATCGGCGAACGAACCGGGAACGACGCCGGCGATCGAGACGCCCGTCGTCCAGACGTCGCCGGGACCGACGAGCGTCTCGAAGGTGACGCGCTTTGAAGCATCAGGAGCGGCGACGATGAGCTTCACGCGAGAGCCCGCCGGAGCGTATCGAATCGTGATCGTGACTACGGTCGGGCCCGAGATCGAGGCGGACGACGTCGGTGAGGGCGTCGGGGTCGGCGACGAGAACGGCGTCGGCGCCGCCGTGTACGTGCCGGAAGGGATGGCGGTCGCAGTAGCAGACGCGGCGACCGTCGGCGCGGCCGTAGCGTTCGGCGAGGGTAGCGCTGTCCATGTTGGTATTGGTTGCGGCGTAGGGATGAACGTCGGTGTCGGCGCGATCGCTCGCGGCGTCGGCGTCTTCGTCGGCGTCGGCCACGGCGTATAGGCTCGCGCCCGTCCCGGAACGATCAGCAGAAGGACGAGCGCGAGCCGACGCATAGACCTACGTTCCGATCCCCGGCTGGTCGGGAGAGACGACGCCCGACTGCCACGCGGCGACGTCGCGAAGCGAGACGAACGGGCGCGGCGCGAACGTGTAGGGCGTCCCGCCGAGACCGCCGCCGACGACACCGCCGCAGATCGCGAGAACGACGGCGACGTCCTCGAGCTGCTGACCGAGCCCGCCGACGAGCGCATCGACCTCGGCCGGACCGCCGGCCTTACCGATCTCGTCCGAGAGCGCGAGGGCGAGCGTCAGATCGAGCCCGCTCTTGACGCGAACGCCATCGATTCGATAGCCGAACGCGGCCCGGCGCTTGATCTCGGCGTCGCTGTTGATGTCCCCGGGCGCGATCTTCTCGCGCGTCGCGAGCGGCCACGACGGGTCGGGCGACTGCTCGCGCCACCACTTGAGCGGCGTCGGCGTCGTCGTCGTGTTGAGCGTGTCGGCTAGGATCGCCGCGATCGCGGCGACGGCTTCGTTAGGTGTCTTCGGCATGGTCGTTCTCCTTGTTCGTGCGCCTCACCGCGCGTGATTCGATATCGTTTAGCCGAGGGTCGTCTGCGTGGCACGGGGTTCGCTTAGACCGTCGTCGATGAACGACGACGGCTCATCCCGAGCCCGCGCCCCACCATCTGGCGTAACGACAACCCGGTCGCGTCCCGCGGCGACGGGCGGCCGGGTTGGAATTATTTTCTCGCGACGAGAAGAATTTACGCTCATTCGTCCTTCTTGCGGCGCTGGCGCGTCTCGACGATCTCGATCCCCAGCGACGCGCGCAACAGTTTCTTCTTCAGGCGGTACATCTCGGTGCGGAAGCCCTTCGCGTCTTCGACGACGCGCTGCCACGACTCGCCAGCGCCGAACCGTTCGAGGCGCTCATAGACGAAGTCCGCGACGTAGTTGCAGACGTGGATCTCGTTGATGACGATCGCGAACGGGCGCTGGCGTTCGAGCTTGCGAATCTCGCCAGCTCGCTGCATGAGCGTGAGCTCCTGCCACCGGTGAGCCTCCCACTTCGAGTCGAAGCGGATGCCGTCGACCTCGACCTTCACGTTGCGGAACTTCGTCCGCGCCACGCTGTTCTTGTAGCGCGACGAGACGACGGCCTCGGCGACGTCCTTTAGGCTCATTCGCTCTCCTGTCCGATGTAGTCGTGGTGGGAATCGTAGACCATCAGCACGTAGGCCGCGGCGCTCGCAGAGAGAAGCGCGACGAGCGCGAGCGCGACGACGAGCGCGACGAAGCGCCCGATAGACGGCGTCTCGCGCACCATAATGAACGAGCCGGGGTAGTTCGGGAACTCGTGAACGGCGCGCCAGCCGCGTCGCTGGAGCGTCGCGACGGACGGCGTATCTTTCCGACCCTTGACGCCAGCGTACACGACAAAGAACTCCTTAGGAAGGGGCGCCCGGCTCACAACCGGGCGCGCGTTGGAAGATTCTCCCGCCAGCCCATCGCCGAGAACCGGCGAAGTCGAACGCTTAGACGTTCGCTCGGGAGAGGTAGGCACGGTCAGAGGTCCTCGAAGAGCGACAGCGGGGCCGACGACTCGTAGGTCGGGGTCTTCGTGTCGGGCGTGGGCGCGACGACGTCGACGCGCTTGATCACGCCCTCCGCCTCGAGGTCGGCGAGATCGTCGAGCACGCCCCGGACGATTCGCTTCGTCATCCAGTCGGCCTTCGCGTTCGCCGCATACGGCGAGAGCGCGAACAGCGCGAGGGCGCGAGCGCCGTCCTGCAGCGAGTCGAACATCAGCCCTTGACCTTCGCGAGCTTCGGGGCCTTGGGAGCCTTCGGCGCTTTCGGCTTGTCGCTGACGCGGCCGAGGAGCTTGCGGATCGAGAGCTGCTCGGCGCGCAGGTTGGCCATCGCCGTCTTCTTCTCGACCTTGATCTCGGCGAGACGCGCGACGAGCTTCGCCTTCGCTTCGGCGGCGGCCTTCTTCGCGGCAGCGAACTCTTCGGCAGCGGCGTTCATTTCGGCTTCGGACATGGGATCCTCCTTGGGTCGGTTCGTAGCGTTGACAGATGGATCATTCGACGGTGATCGACTCGCCGCCCATGATCAGGTCGAGATCGGTCGTGACTTCGAGAATCGCGTCGGTCTGAGAGTAGCCGGGCCAGTCGTTCGCGTCGTCGCAGACGAGGTATCGCTCCCACCACGCGCGCCAGGTGCGCGCGCCGATATCGAGCGCGAACGGGCCGAGCTGGAACGTCTGGACGACATAGGGCGGCTTCGTCTCGACGGCGACGATGTACGCCTCGGTAAACTCGCCGAGCCCGGCGAGACGCGCGCCGTTCATGTACCACGGAAGCTGCGCGTGATAGCCGAGCTTCTCGGCCGTGTGCGGGAACTTGGAGGGGCTCGCGTCGGTCGTTGACTTGAGGTCGACGATCCGCCCGCCCTTCGCGACGACGTCGGCCGTACCGCGGCAGGCGCGACCGTCCATCGTCCAGTCGAAGACTTGCTCACGCGCCCCGTCGAGGAGCTCGGCCGCTCGCGGGTGAGCGTGTACGCTCGCGGCGATCGCGTGGACTTTCGCCCACTCGTCGGCCGTGAGGATCGTCGAGCCCTGGGGCGCACTCTCGACGAACTTCTCCCACTCTTTCCCCGCGCGTCGAGCGCCGTCCCACTTGACGAGCCCCTGGCTGTTCTCAAGCGTCGCGAGGTGGATGGCAGATCCGAGAAGCATCGCGGGCGACGTCTCGGACGAGCCGTTGAGATACTGCTCGACGTAGTGCGCGGGCGAGCGCCCCATGAGCTTCAGCGTCGAGAAGTGGACGTGACCGCAGCGCGGCCCGCAGTGGGCGGGCACGTCAGTCTTCCTCGACGTCGATGCGCTTCGGCATCGACTGGACAAGCCGCGCGAGAAGCGCGAACGAACGCGCCGCGCCGCGCCCCGCCTCTTCCTCGGCCTTCTTCGCCGTCTCGATCGCGCGCAGGTATGCGGCGTCCTTTTGCGACTCCAGAATGGAGGCGCGCTGAGCGATGAAGTTCACCGTGTCGAGCTGACGCGTGAGTTCGGCGACGCGGGCGATCAGCTCGCGCTCGCGCTTCGACGTCTTCTTGGAGTTCTTGCGGACAGCCTTCGCGACGGCGCCCATGTCAGCCATCCTCCCCGGGCTCGCGCGCACCGGCGTGCTCGGGAGCTTCGGGCGCGGGCATCGTGTCGGGGTTCGCGAACTCGCCCGCCTTCGCCTTCGCCGCCGGGATCATCGGGCGGATGCGGATGCAGTCGACCTGCTTCCCGCCGAAGTTCGTCTGCGTCGGGTAGAGCGTGATGCGCTTCTCCGGCCAGAGGTCGACGTTCGGTCCGTACATGGCGGCGATGGAGTGGCCGTTCGTCTTGCAGAGAACGAGCCCGCGAGCGTCCTTGCTCTCCTTGAAGTAGAGGATCGGCTTGCGTTCCTCCTTCGTCGCGTTCTTGACCTTCGCCACCTTCACTTCGCGGATCGTCACGGTGACGTCGCGCCCCTGGAGGTCGAATGCGTACAGCCAGTTGGAGTCGTAGAAGGACCGATAGTCAGGCATGGGGTCTCCTCCTTGATCGGTTAAGACCGCGGGGTGCGCGGTCGGTTGCGGGACCAGTCCGAGACGGACAGGCAGACGAGTCCGAAGAGAACGATGCCGAGGGCGATCCAGTCGCCGAGGGGATTCGCGTCGAGCCAGCGCATAAAGGTGCTCACGATTTCCCCTTCACGATCTCGATCGCTTCGCGAAGACCGTCGGCGCGTCCCCAGCGATAGACGACGTGAAAAAGATTTATCAGCGTGAGCGCACCGACGAGCACGAGCGCGGCCGTGATCATGTCGCGCTCCCGTGCTTTAGACGGGCGACGTAACAGGTGGCACACTCGCCGCGCGAGTCGTGGACGCAGCGCGACAGGAACGCGGGCGAGGGCGGGGCGAGCGCACGAGCGCGAGCCTCCTCGATCGCCGAGAGGGGTACGGCCGGGACGTCGCCGTGGGCGTCGGGGATCTCGCTCGTCTCGCGATCGTAACGCCGAGACGTCGCGAGAACGTAGCCGAATCCGGCGATCGTTCCGACGCTCGCGACGACCGCGACCCCGGCGAGGAAGTCGAGCGGGCTCACAGCCGCCCCTCCCGAACGACGACCCCGGCCTGCCAGATACGGTAGGACGTGGTGGCGAACACATGGGCAGCGGGGCGGACGGCTCGCCCGTCGGGGTCGACACGTACGCCGGGGGGCGGGTTGGCGGGCCGTCCAGCAGGCTGCGGCGCGAGCTTGAGACGTCTCGCCCCAGGACCGGCCGTCACAGCCGATACCTCTCGGCTTCGAGCCCGCGGAAGTAGCAGCGAGCTTCGTCGAGCGAAAGCTTGTCGCCCTGGGACGCGACGAAGCGCGGCGAGCCGCAGCCGATGTAGGCGGCGTAGTCTCCGACCGCCCCCGCGACGAGGACGGCGATCACCTGAACGATCGTCGGCGCCCGTTCGAGCTGCTCTTGGGCGTAGCTACGCTGCGCGACGAGCAGAATCGTTCCTGGCGGGACCTTCGAGACGTGCTCGGCGAGCGCGGAGGCGTTGCTCACGACGCGCCCCCGACGCCGACCGGAGCGGACGTCTCGTCTCGCGTGTTCGCCTCGTGCTCTTCCATGGCGTCTTCGACGATCTCGCGCACGATCGACGAGACGCTCCGTCCACCCTGGGCGGCCGCCATACGGCCGAGCCACGCGCGAGTCGGAGCGGGGAGTCGGACGAACGTACCGGGCGTCGGGTCGACGGGCTTGACGGGCTTCGGGATCTTCTTCTTCGAGCGAGTCACCTTGAACCTCCTTGTGCGCGGGACTTGGGACCCGCGCTGTCGTTTAACGCGCCCCGAAGGGCGCGCCCCTCACTTCGCTAGTTGCTGTCGCAGGCCCGCATGACGCGCCGCGTATTTGACGCGACGCGCTCGGCGCGCCGCTTCTGAACCATCGGGTCGCAGTCGGCGCACCAGCAGGGATGTCCCGAGACCACCGCGGCGGCGTGCCACACGCACTCGTCGTGCTCGACCATTCGGTTCGCGATGACGGCGACTTGCTCCTCGGTGCAGTGGGCGGTGTAGCCGCGCACGAGATGCGTCGCGCGTTCGAGAGTCATCGAGGGGTTGGTGTACTGCTTCGGGTTCATCGTCGTCTCCTCTCTCAGTAGGTAGGGAACGTGACGCGCCGGCCGAGCCAGAGCGAGACCTTCGACGCGAGATTGTTGCCGACGCGGCGGACTCGGCGCTGCTCGTGCGGGAGTTCGTCGGGGACGACGCCGAGGAACGTCGAGCCCTCGATCGCATCGATGAGAACGGCAATCTCGACGTCGCTCATGAGGCGCTTGTCGAGCCCGTCGCCGGTGCGAAGCGCGTCGAACATCCGATCGTGGAGAGTCTCGCAGGCGGCGACGACGGACTCGGCGTCGGTGACGAGGTCGGGCGTCGCGTCGTCGAACGTATCGGCCAGCGCCTCGGCGATCGCGTCGGGGACGTCGAGCCGGTGCTGAATGAGGTCGCGTTCGTCGAGCGTGATCTTGAGCTTCGGGCTGTTCATCGTCGTCTCCTTACTTCGCGAACTCGACGCGGGCCTGCGCTTCGCGGAGCGAATCGAGAGCGGCGTCGTAGGCGGCGCGAGCGCGAACGAGACGCGCGACCATGTCGCAGAGAGGGGTCGCGTCGCTCATCGAGAGAGAGAGAAGCTCCGACGGCGTGAGCGGTCCGTCGAGCTGCCGGCGCTCGACGCCTTCGACGAAGTAGCCGCACTGACGCTTGAGGGCGTCCTGAGCGCGGAGCGATTCCTTGCGCGCGTCGTCGACGTTACGAGAGAGCTGCTGGATGATGGACGCGACCAGGGTCGACGAAGTCGCCTCGGGGGTCGTGTTCGGGTTGGTCATGTGCGTTGCCTCCATGGGTAGAAGATACGAGCTTTGGATCCGTTTGTAAAGCATTATTTTCACTTTATATCAAGACGATAAGGTCGCGATTTAGGGGCGTGCCAGAAGCGCGATCCCTGGGGCGGGGCGTCGCCCCAGGGTCGAGCGAGATCGTCCGGCCTACCGCTTCGGGACGAAGCAGGCCGGGCCGCAGGGCTTCCCGTCGAGCGCGACGATCCGACCCTCGCCGTCGGGGGCGAGAAGAAGCGACGCGCTCGCGTACCACGTGTGAGCGGCGGGATAGTGCGGGCCCTCGATCGAGACGTTCCCCGACTGCGGACACGGGAACGGTCCGGGCGAGAAGACGCGGACTCGTTCGCCTCGCGCGAGCGCCTCGCGCAGTTGCTTCTTCGTCTTGAAGTTCGGCGTGACGTACATCTACTTCCTCCCCTTCGTGTGACGCGAGCAGCGACGAGCGCCAGTGCCCTTGATGAGCTTGCCGTCGATCCCCGCGGCGTGACAGCGACCGCAGACGACTTCGCCCCAGAAGCCCGCACCGCAGTACTGACAGTCGGGGTGCGTCTTCGCCGCGCGACAGCCGCACGGCTTCGGCGTCCGGGGAAGGTGAACGCCCGGGCTCGTCCCGTAGCGTCGCACGTAGCGATCTTGCGCGGCGCGGTGATGGGCGTCCATCTGGCTGATCGTGTCGAAGCGCGTCGAGCCGAGGCAGGCGCGACAGCGGCGCGACGTCGTCGTGAGCGTGTGATGCGTGCGGTTCGTCACGGGCTTAGGCATCGTCGTCTCCTCCTGTCGGCCGGACTTGGGACCGGCCGTGTCGTTTAACGAGCGCCCCAGGGCGCTCGCCCCTCACGCTTCAGAAGCTGTAGTCGTGGTAGGCGTCGCGCGAGCCGACCCCGATGATCTCGCTCGTCTTCCGGTAGCGCGTCGCGCCCGTCTTCGCGTGCTTGACGGCGAACCAGCCCCAGCCGGTCTTCCCGTCCGGCTCGGTGTAGGAGCGCATCTCGGTCACCGGGGAGTAGATCCGCCAGCGGCCGGTCTTGTCGAGCTTCGCCATGCCGCGAGAGGCGTCCCAGTTCGTCGTGTACTCGTAGGCCTGCGCGTCGCTCATGCCGTTCGCGTCGACGCGCTTCGTGGTGTCGCCCGTGTACCAGATCGTCGTCCCGTCCTTCGAGACTTCGACGATCGTGACCGCGGTCCGGTCGCTGTAGTGGAAGATCGTGCCGCCCATGCCAACGGTCGGGACCTGGGGCTTCGAGTTCTCACCGAGACGATTGATCAAGCCGCCGTAGAGCTTCATGTGCGTTGCCTCCATGGGTAGAAGGTACGCCCTCTTGATCCGTTTGTAAAGCCCCCGGATCGAAAAAGATCAAACTTTATAATGCGACAAGGAGGTCGTGATTTAGACCCCGCCAGCAGCGCGCCAGACGTCTCGATCCCAGCCGCGACGTCTTCTAGGGGGTCGGGCGCGTTCGGCCGTCCAGCCGCTTCCTCGCGAGCGCCCTGGGGCGTTAGACTCGCCCCTCAGGAGGATCACCGCATGAGTACCCCACCCCGCCCGAATCGCTTCCGCTCGCTCGACGATCAGCTGCGCGAGGCTCGTAAGGACACGATGCTCTTCAAGAGCGCGCTGCTCCAGAAGCTCACCGACTCGTCGAAGATCGAGCAGCTTCAGTATCGGGAGCAGCAGCTCGAAGACGCGCTGAAGAAGTCGCACGACCAGAACCGTCAGCTCGCGGTCGCCGTCGCGCGTCGCTTCGGCGCAGAGAGCACGAACGAGAAGGGCGAGACGGGACTGCTCGTCGAGTTCAGCGACTCGGAGCTGGAGCAGGCCTACCGCGACGAGCCGCGTCTCGAAGCGCTGCGCTTCGACGATCCGGGGAACCGTTTCTTCCTGAACTACTCGCTGCCGGAGCGCGAGCTTCCGCCGCCGCCACCGGCAGTCCCTCCGGCGGACACGACCGACACGCCGCCTGCATCTGGAACGGAGGGAGAAGAGGACCCGCTGGCTCCCGAATCGGATGGGGCGATCGACCCCGACGCGAGCACCAGCGAACCGTCACAGCCCGACCTCCCTGAGAAGCCCGTCGATCCGGTTCAGTAGCCCGCGCACGAAGCGCTGCGAGGCGTTCGCGAGAATGTGCTCCCGACGCAGAGTGAGGTAGACGAACGCCTCGGTCTGCGTCGGGACGTCCGCCCACTGAGCCGCCAGTAGCCACTTCGACGCGCGGCCGCCGCCGCTGTTCACCGCCGAATCGAAGTGAACGAGCGAGAGCGGCCACGAAAGGTTCTCGCACCCGGCCGCCTTCCAGTACTGCGTCTCGTAGATCGCCGCGACTTCGTCCGGCCCGATCGTCCAGACGTCGCCCTTATCCTCGCCACGGTAGGATCGCCACGCGTCGAGCGTCGTCTGCGTGATACCGAACGCCGTACGCCCGCCCGGGTCGGCAGGATCGTCGACCTTGCCGCCCTCGAACGCGAGCGTAATCCGAAGCGCGTGCGCGAAGTCGTACATTACCATGCACTCTGCGCCCATTCGCCCGGCGTCGCGATGAGCTCGCGCGACGTGAGGGCGAGGTCGACCTCATAGAGCCCCTGCTTGCCGGCGGCGAAACTCGGGCGCCACTCGAACGAGCCGGCGACAACCGGCCGCCACGTGGAGGTCGTGAACATTCGGAACTGGAGCGCCGCGAAGGTGAGCGCGTTGTTGACGCTCTGCTGCCAGAGATTGTGGAGGAGGGCGAGGCCGTACTGATTCGAGGAGGTGTCGGACTCGACGCCGACGAACCGGAGCGAGGCGTGGTATCGGTAGCCGAGCGGATACACGACCTGCTGCCAGAGGAAATTTTTCCACGGGCCGATGACCTCGGCCTCCTCCCACGCGTCGATTGTCGCGAGCGTGAGCCCGAGCGCCGAGCCGGTCGCGAGCGCGGTGCCCGTGACGCCGGGCGCGATGAGGTACGGGCCGGCGATCACGGTGCCGACGGAATTGACGACCTGCAGCGCGGGCGTGCGCGGCGTTGCGGCTCCCACTTAAACCTCCAGCCCGACGACCTTGACGGTGACGCCGGTGACGGGGTGCCCCGTCTCGATGATTTGAAAGTTGCGGTTCGCGCCGTCGACGTTCGCGTGGAACGTGCGGCCGATTTCGTAGACGCGGTTGTCGCGGACCCGCTCGATTTCGACCCATCGTTTCTGCGCGCCGAGGTAGTTGTAGAGAGAGAGCGCGAGGCCCTTCGCGATGAACGTCGTCGGGATGAACCGGCTTTTCAGCGTGAGGCCCTGATCGGTGTCGGCGAATGCGGGCGTCCCGGCCTCGCCGTAAATCGTCGCGTCGTTCTCGTTCTCGAACCGCACGTAGCCGACCCACCGGTTGAACACGTTCTGCTGCACGAGCGAGAGCATGCCGGCGTCTCCGTCGATTTGGTCGTTGATGCCGATCGTGTAGCCGACGCCCGGCACCGCCCGCGAACGGAACGCCCAACCGCTCGGCACGACATAGAAAATCCCGGCGTTCATTAGAGAGAGCTGCTGGAGCATGTCGGCGACGGAGAGGCCGGTCGCGTCGGCGTAGGCGATGACGTTCGTGAACGTCGCCGCGATCGAGTAGAGCACGCCGCCGAACAGGCCCACGAACGGCCACGCGCCGGCGCCGGCCGCGCCCGTGTTTTGCAGAACGCAAAGGTCGACCTCGTAAGGTCGCCCGAGGAGCGCCTGCGATTGCGAGGGCCGCGGCGGCGGAGGCGTCAAGAGGATCGGCGTCGAGAGGGCGTCGACGGCGAACGTGCTCGACCACGACACGATCGAGATTCCGACATCGGGGTCGGAGAGGAGCGCGTAGAACCGGGTGTCGCCGCGGTTGTTTTTTATCGTGCGGCCCATGAGGTACGGAGAGCAGGCCGGGTTCGTGAACAGGGTCATGGTCCCGTTCGCCGCGACGGAGTAAACGAACACGCTCGGCGTCTTCCCGAGAACGCCGTCGACCTGAGTGATCGCGATGTATGAGTTGGGCCCGATGCCCGGCGCGTTCGCCTTCGCGAGCATCACGATCGGGCCGTTCACGCCGGTCGCCTTGTTCGCCTGATATGTGCCGGTCGCGATCGTCGCGCCCGTCGGCTGCCATGCCGAGGTGTTCATCGTGATCGCGGAACCGATGCCGGCGCTGTTCTGGAGATCGGTGAAAAAACACGTCCCGGTCGCCGAGTCGACCTCGATCCCGATCGCGTCATAGAGGGCCCCGAGGTCGGTGGTCGTCGTGCCGCTCGCGAGCGCCTGCAGCGTGCCCTGCGAGCTCCACGAGTAGTCGGAGAGGTTCTGCTTTTCCCACGAGAGCGTCGACGAGAACGCGAACGCGAAGCCATCCACGTCGGCGTTGCACGTGACGGTTAGGCAGTACCGGTTCTGCGTGCCGCCGTAAAATTTCCCGTCGTAGGCGTAGAACTTGAACGCGACGGAGAGCCCGTAGCGCGGCGCCGCGGCGCGCGTCTTCACTCGTTTCGGCGCGTTCTGGTAAATGTAGCCGGCCTGATTGTTCGTGTCGTCGATTAGCGGGCCGATCGAGCTCGGGTTCGAAATCGTGAACGGGCCCGCCGCGTCGGGCGAGGAGTAGAGGCCGAGCTGCGTGCCGGCGAAGATCGGCGCCTGAAAGCCCGGCGCGACGACCCCGGGCGCCACGCCGACGACCGCCCCGACCGGGAGGCCGTTCATCGGCACCGGAGAGGCGAACAGCGTCGTCACGCCCGGGAGCGGCGGCGCGTTGAACGTCTGTTTCGCCGGGAATCCCGCCGCGGCGAACAGCGTCGAGACGATGGACTCGAGCGAGAGGTTGCGCTGATACGGCGTCAAGAGGACGACCGAGGTCCCGACCGCGTACTTTTTCCCGAGCTGCGTCCCGAGGACGAGCTGCCAGTAAAGCGGCGGCGAGCTCGAGGCGTCGGGCACCGCGTCGACCACGACCGCCGAGTCGCCGCCGCCGAGCTGAATGAGATCGCCCTGCACGAAGTCGCACGTGTAGTTGTAGAGAATCCCGCTGATGTTCGGGCCGGTGACGCGGATCGTGTTGTCGATCGGGTCGGCGTCTTGCTGCAGGGTCCATTTGGTCGCGTAGTAGCCGCTGCGCTGGAATAGGCCGGCGGCGCTTGTCGTCTGCAGCCGGCGAATCGAGCTCACGACGGTGAACGAGAACGACCGGTCCTTCGTGTTGAACTGCACGGTCGCCGGCGCGATGAACCCGTCGAAGCCGACGTCGTAGTTGTAGAGGAGCCCGCCGTAGACCGAGTCCGTGCCCGGGAGCCCGAGGTTCACGAACACGGCGAAGTCGGTGGAGCCCGGAAGGATTCCCGAGAGCAGGCCCTTGATGTAGCCGGTCGGGTCGTAGCCCTTGAGCGTCACGTCGGCGGCGGTGAAGTTGTTGGTCGTCGTCGGGTTCTCGATCGTGCTCGTGAGCGTCGCGCCGGTTTCTTGCGAGAGGTAGGCGGTGATGTCAATCGTCGGCTGCCCGGTGCCGGGCGTGAGATAGACCGTCGCCTTCGGCGGCGCCGGATACGGTGGAGGCGCGACCCACGTCATTTCGTCCTCGCTGCGATCGAAGTCTGCCCGAGCACGTTCGTGTCCACCATGCGAATCGTGCGAATTAATTTCTTCACCGATTCAATGTTGCCCGGGTCCTGAATGTTCGCGTTGATCGTCGTGCGCCTCGAGTTGTCCACGTGCGTCGTGTTCGAGACGCGCGAGCCCGCGAGGCCTTCCTGCCAGCCCCCGGAAAGTTGGTCGACCACGTCTTTCGCCCAACGTCGCCCCGTCATGTAGGCCATGCGATCGTTCGCCGGATCGTCGAACCCGCCGGAGATCCCGCCGCTCGTCGCCGGCTCGGTGCTTTCGATTTTCGCGACCTGCGCGAGCCCGGCCGCGATCACGATTGCCGCGAGGACGGCGCCGTAGATACCGCCCTGCGCGAGCGCCTTCGTCGCGCCCTCATACGTGGAGATCACGGCCTGCGCGATCGAGAGCTCTTTCGATTGCCCGAACACTTCGGTGAGGAGGCCGAGCCCCGCGTCGGCGACCTCTTTCTGCATTCGGAGCTCCTCTTTCGCGAGCTGCCGTTTCGTGCGCTGATATTGCTCGGCGCGTTTCATCGCCTCGGCGTGGTAGGCCTCTTGGATCGCGTCCTCTTTCGCCATGAGGAGGATCGCCTCGCGGGCGGCCTTCTCGCCCTCGGCCTGCATGAACGCCTGATTCTTGAGGTACTGCAGGCGCTCGTGTTCCCGCCGCATCGCGATTTGTTGCGCGAGCGTGTTCTCGACGCGGAGCCGATTGTCGGCGAGCTGGAGGTCGAGCTTGAGCTTCGTCTCGCCGGCCTTTTTATGCGCGGCGACCTCCTCCTCGAGCCCGTTCATGTAATGCTTGACCGCGTCGTCCTCGATCTTTTTCGCGCGGACGGCGTGCTCCGCATCGATCCGGGCCGTCTCCTCTTTATACTTTTTCCACTCGGACGTGAGAGAGCCGGAGCCCGTGAAGACGTTCTTCACGAACGAGGCGAACGCGGCGACGCTTTGCCCCATCGTCGAGAACCACTCGACTAATTCCTTCCCCATGAGGATGACCGCGTCTTTCGCGAGGATGAACCCGTCGCGGAGCCCGGTGATCGCCCGGGCGACGCCGCCGCCGATCGTCTCTTTGAACATTTCCCAACGCGCCTTTGCCTTGTCGGCCTCGAGCGCGTTGTCGTGGACCGCCGTCGTCTGCCCCTTGACCTTCTCCTCGAGGAACTTCTGCGCGATCGCCGAGGCCTGCGCCGCCTCCATGTGCCGCGTCACGCCCGGGATTGCGCCGACGAGCGCCCGCGTCTGCCCGTGGACCGTCGCGTTCACGACGCGCATGCCCTCGTCGAACGTCTTGCCCGTGGAGACGGCGTAATCCATCGCGGTCGAGACCCGCTTGTACGCCTGCTCGAGGTCGCCGGTGACGATGTATTGCTCGCCGACGGCGCGGAGGAGCTCGTTGTTGGAAATTCCCGAGAGGCGCGACATAGCCTCGCTCCACTCGTTCGCTTCCTTCTTCACGTGCTCGACGTTCGCGCCGTAGGCCGACGCCGCGAGGGCGACGGCACGCACCGCCTTCTCTTGCTTGTAGAACTCCTCGCTCGCCTCTTTCAGAAATTCGAGGACCTCGGCGGCGCCGAGGAGTAGCCCCATCGCGGCGGCCATTTCCTTCAGCGCATCGTTCGCCTTCTCCGTCGCCTCCTCGAGGCCCTTGAACGAGGAGGTCGTCTCCTCCGCCGCGGCCTTCGTCTCTTTCGCGGCGCGCGAGGTGTCCTCGAACCCGGTGCCCTCTTTCCGCGTTCGGACCCCAACGTCGAGGTTCTTTTCGTCAGCCATTCTCGCCGCCTTCCGCCGGCGCCTGCGCGTCGGCTTGGTCCAGAATTGACCCGAGTCTCGCGGCGGCGACCGGATCTTTCACGACGCCCACGACCTCGGCCGCCGGTTGCGGTGGCGACCAGCCCTCGGCCTCGCGGTCGGCCTTCTCGCGGGCGGCCTCGAGGGCGTCGAACTTCGAACGGATCGCGGCGGCCGAAACGAAAAAGCCCTCGACCCGGAGCTCGAGCGTCTCGCCGATGCGGTTGCCGAGCTCGCGCGACATGAGGAGGACCGCCGTCTGCATGTCGAGGTCGGAGGCCTCGGACTCGCCCGGCCGCCGGCCGAACATCGCCTCGCCGATGAAGGCCCAGTCGTGAACCTTCGAAAAGAACTGGAGGAGCTCGAGGACGGCGTAGGGCGTGCCGACCTCGGCCCACTTCTCGCGCGTCATGCCCGGCACGACGGCCGCCGCCGCGTCGGCGAAGGCCTCGTGCGGGAAGTACGCGAGGGCCCGGCCGACGGCCTCCGGCGTGTCGCCGACCCGCTCGAGGAACCCGCGGAGGTCCAGCGCCGCCGGCGTGACCGCCCGGGCCGCCTTGAGGAGCTCGTCGAACCGGCCGAACGTGAGAGGCGGGACGGCATATGCCGCCCCGCCGATCGTCACGTTGAGCACCGGCTCGAGCGTGAAGGCCTCGCGGATCGAGAGCTTCACGGGTTAAGCGTCGATCCCGATCCCGATCGCGCCGCGGCCGGCCTGCATCGCCGCGGGGTCCGCACAGACCTGCCACGAAACGGTGAAGGCCCGCTCCTTGTTTTTCACGAGCTTCCACGAGCCCGGGCCGTTCGGAACGCACCGCCAGAACTGGAGGGTCCTCGTGACGGAGTCGCCCGGGCCGGGGCCGCGCCAGAGGAGCTGCATGTACCGGCGCCCGCTCGATTCGCCCATCGTCATAGAGCCCGCGAGCGAGGCCAGCGTGCCGCCCGTGAGCACGTTCGCCGCGTTCGGCGTTTCGACCCCGAGCGTCGACCACGTGTTGTAGTGGTTCGCCCAATTGTCGTGGAGGAACGAGGCCTTGACCTGCCAATCCTCGCCGGCCGGGAACGCGCCGATCGGGCCGAGGTACTGGTCGCACTCGATTTTCGCGAGCGTCCTCTTGCCGTCGATTTCGATGCCGCCCGTCGTGGGCCCGATCGCGAACACGGTGCCCGGGTCGGCGCCGGCGGTTGTCGCGGGCGCGTAGTAGAGCTGCCCGGAGCCGCGGGAGACGGCGGCCTGCGTCGTCGAATCGGGCGACGGGAACACGAGCCCGATCACGAGCAGAGAGAGCGCCGCGAGAACCGCGGCGAGGAGTCCGCCGCCCCCGTGCGCGGCGGAGAGAGAGACGGCGGAGAGGGCGAGGATCATGTCGTGCTCCTTTTCTACGGGTTCAGTCGATGGAACTTGTAGGCGATCGCGTAATCGAGGACGAGGACTCCGATAGGCTGCTCGACGGCCGGTTCGGTGTATTGCAGGCGCGGCGTGATCGTGACGGCGCCGTGCGTCGCCGTCAATGGGTCGGTGTTCGCGCCGGTGTCGGTCCAGTACGGGAACGCCTCCACCGCGACTTGAAGGTCGGCGAGAAGGGCGTCCATCGCGGCGCGTGTCGACGAGTCGAGATTGTCGGCCGCGTCGTCGCCGGGCACGTAGCCCCAAAGCTGCACGAACACGGTTCGCTCGAAGAGCTGATCGTCGAGAGGGACGATCGTGTCGGGCGTGTTGAGGAGCGTCACGAGCTCCACCATAGGGAGCTCGGTGAGATCCGGCCGAACCGCGGAGCGCATCCGAGAATAAACGCGCCCCGCGAGCGCCGTCTCGCACGGGCGCGGGACGGCCCCGTAGCCGAACGGATAGGTGAAGGTGACGCCGGGCGCGATCGTCGCGAGCGTCGCTTGCAGGCGGAGGAGGAGGCGCTCGCGGAGGTCGCTCATCGCTGCCCCTTCACGTCGGCGAACGTATCCTCGATCGCCTTGCCGTGCGCCTGAATGATCGCGTCGCGGGCGGCCTCGAGGGCCGGCACGAGGTACGGGTGCGGCGGCCGGTTGATCCGCCTCGTGTGAGGCGAGACGAACCCGACGCCGGCGGCGACCATTTTCCGCGCCTCGCGAACGTCGCGCCCGCGGACTCGGCGCGAATAGCCGCGGACGTTCTCCTCGCCGCGGAACCCGAACTCCTCGGCGCGGGCGTAGGCGAGGTTCGTCCCGACGCGCCCGTCGAACCCGCCCTCGCTGTTCTCCTCCGGCCTCGCGGCGGTGATCGAGCGGCGGAGCGTTCCCGAAATCACGTGAACGCGATCGAGCGCCCCCTTGAGGACGACCTTGAGAGACTCGACCATCGCCTCGCGCATGTGAATCTTGAGGCGATCGGGCGCCGCGGCGAAGGCCTCGCTCGCGCCCTCGAGCTCGCCGACGGTGATCTCGACGGTTAGCACGGGAGAAACGCCCGCCGGTAGCGTTCGAAGATCGTCCGCGAGACGGCCGGCACGTCCTCGGGAACGAACGAGGTCATTTGCCCGGCGAACGAGCTCGAGGACTCGCCGAGGCGATCGCGACGCCGGAACAGTTGCGCGGCCCAAAGGGTGATCCCGAAGACGAGGTCGTCGGGCGGTGCTTTCGTTGCGTAGTCTGAGAGGCCCGCCGAGTACGTGACCAGAATGCTGTTCACCATCCAATCCGGCCAGACGGAGCCGGAGGTTCGGATGAGCCCGTCGGCGGTGCGGTTCACGGCGACCTCCGCCGGCGGATAGACGGGCGCCGCGTTCGGATCGGCGACGGTGAGGTCGTTGCCGTAGAGGTTCACGGCGGAGAGCTTCACGATCGGGTCATGCTGCAAGAAAAGCACGGCCTTCCCCGTGCCCGTGTAGGCCTCCACGTAATCGCGCGTCTCGAGCGTTCGGCCGATGAGACGCTCGGCCGCGGCTTGACAGCCGGAGCCGATCATCGCGATCGTGTCGGACGCGCCGCCCGTCGGGACCCCCGTCTTCTGGAGGTACGCGGTAACGCGGGCGTTCCAATCGAGCGTCGCCATCTCTGTTCGTTGCCCCCGTAGTGAAGGCCGGGCGGCCTCGCCGCCGCCCGGCCGGTTGTCAGAAGGTTACGCGATGCACTGAATCGCGCCGAGCGCGAAGTTGCCGTACACGACGAGGGCGCCGTTGAGATCCATACCCATCTCGACCGCCCTCTTGGAGAGCCCGAACGTGATCGACCGGTAGTCCCATCCGAGGAACACCTTCACGTTGTCGCCGACGTTCGCGCCGGCGTAGTACGGCCCGAGGCCGTAGGACACGAAGAGGATCGTGCCCGCCGGGAGGAACGGGTGAACCGTCACCGGGGTCTCCTTCCCCATGTAGCGGTTCATGACCGAGCGCACGCCGAGCGAGCCGGCGATGTTGAGGTTCCCGGCCTGCACGTCGATCCGGTACACCGGCGCCGAGCTCGCGGTGCTGATCTGGTCGATCTTTTTCTTCTGATCCGTCGGGACCCAGAGCTCGTCGGGGCCGATCTTGTAGGTGTCGTAGAAGGCCTTGAACGCGACGTCGATTTCGTTCACGCCGCCGGTCGAGTCGCTCGTGAGCGTCGCGGAGCCGGCCGCGACCTGCGGGAGCGCGAGGTAGTAGCCCGGCGCGAACGCGGTCTTGCAGCACTGTGCGACGAGGCCGTCGTAGTCCGTCGCGCGGGCCGTCGTGTCGGCGGTGTTCGGCTTGTTGCCCGAGCCGGGAATCGCCGAGACGCTCGCGACGTTGGTCGTGAACACGCCGACGAACTTGTGGTTCGCGACGCCGGTCGAGGAGCCCGCGTACACGGCGTAGGCCACGGCGCCGGGAATCGCGGTCCACTGGAAGGTGATCGTCTTGTCGCCGGCCGTGCCGCCCGTCGCCGTGGCGATCGACTGTTCGACGCCCTGCGTCTCGCCGATCGCGTCGGCGCCGCCGTTGCCCTTCGTCGGATTGAGGTAGCCCTGAAGCGTGAGCGCGTCGACGCTGAAGTAGTACGTGGTCGCGGCGGTGAGGGAGCCGACGCCGGTCGCGGCCTGCGTCAGCGCGACGGGCGAGGTCTTCGAGATTCCCGAGACGTTGCCGAGCGCCGTGACGTTTCCGCCGAGGAGCATCTTTTCCTCGGCCAGCATCGTCGCGTGGAGGAGGGTGAGCCGCGCCACGTCCTCGGCCTGAAAATCCTGCCCGGGCGTGATCTTGCTGTTCGAGCCGAACAGCGCCTCGGGCGTGAGCATCGTCTCCGTCTCGATGCTCTTGAAGTTGTAGGTCGTGTTGACCTCGTTGTAGGCGATGCGCCCGTTGCGCCCCGTCGTGGAGTCCGTCGCCTCGGCGACGCCGCCCCAGACGTTCGTGGTGTTGATGCCGGTGATCTTGCGGAACGTGATCGAGGCGCCGCCGACCGTCTCGCGCGGGAGGCGGTTGCGGAGCGGGGTCGGGACCGCGTAGACGAGCTTCGCGGGCGCCTCGAGCGGAACGCCGAGGAGGCCGAGCGGCGTCGTCACGCCGAGGTTGTTCGTCGCGTCCTTCTTGATGCCGGCGGCCTCGTCCTTCGTGACGAGGCGCCCGCGGAGCATGTCGTGGTAGCCGTAGTCGCCGCCGACGGCCTTCTGGAATTCCTGCTTGAACGCGGCGATCGCCTCGGGCGTCGTGAGGCCGAACTCGCGGAGGAGGGCGTTGCTCATGTCGTGGTCCTATTTCCCGAGCGAGGCCTTCGCGATCGCGACGGCCTGAGCCCACTTGGCCCGGAGCTCGGGATGGTCGAGGCCATTCCCGGCCGCCTCGAGAGCGGCGAGACTGGCGGTGGATGATTCGCCCGCGGCGCGAGGCGCGGCGGGAACGGTTCGGAGCGGCGCGGGAACGGCGGCCGTCTTCGCGATCGTTTCGACCGTCTTGCGGAGGCCCTTGATCTCGGCTTCGAAAAAGCCCCTGAGATCGGCCCCCACCTTCGCGATCGCCTCGTTCGTTTCGGACAGGCCCTTGCCGATGCCCTCGGCCAACTGGTCGCCGTGGTTCACCTTGAACAGTGCCGGCGCGTCGGCCGGCGCGAACTTCTGCGCGAGCTCGCGGGCGTAGGCCCGGAGGACGAGAGGCATGAGCGCCTTCGTGAATTTCGGGTCGGCCGCGAGCGCCATGTCGGCGACCGCGATGCTCTGGTCGGGCGGCGTGCTCGTGGTCGACGCGGCCACGTTCGGCGCCGCCGGCTCGCCGTCCTCGAGCTCCTCGGCCTCGAGGGCGATGAATCGCTGGAGGGCGCCGAGGGCCGACGCGAGGAGCTCGAGCTGCGGTGTCTCGTCCTCGCCCTCGGCCGCCTCGGAGGCGTAGAGGTCGCGGACTCGCCCGAGCAGCATCGCGGCGTCGGCGATGTCGTTCTCCTCGCCGCCCCAGAGGTATTTCGTCACGAGGGCGCGGACGGCGGCCTTCCGCTTTTTCATCGCGGCGGCCGAGCTCGCGGCGATGTCGTCTTTCCCGACGGCGGCGAGGTCCTCTTTCGAACACTCCTCGACGCCTTCCTTGTGGACCTTCATGCACTTGGAACAGGCGGCGCCGGCCTTCGTGACGGCGGGCGCGTCGGCCTTCCCGGGCGGTGCCGTGATCGGCGTGCCGCGAACAGGGTCCCGCTTTTTCCCGCCGGCGATCATGTCCTCCTCCGTGTCGCTCCCGCCGATTTCGGCAACGCCCTCGATGCCCCCGCCGGCCGGCGGCGCGGCGACGTTCGCCGGCGCGGCGCCCTCGGCGACGCTCGAGGCCGTCGGCGAGGCGGGCGCGGAGCTCTGAGCGCCGGCCGTGCCGGGTGCCGCCCCCGCGGGCTCCACGCCGGCCGCCGGCGGCGCCGTGGGCGCGGCGGACTGAGGGCCGGCGGGCGTGCCGGTCTGCCCGCTCGTGACGACCTCGGCCGCGGGAATGGCCGCCGCCGGGCTCGCGGGAATGCTTTCGGTCGGGGCGACGGCGCCGTTCGGCGCGGCCGTTCCGGGCGCGGCGCCCGCGGGCTCGACGCCTTCGGCCGGCGGATCGGTTGCCGGCTCGGACTGAGGGCCCGCCGTCCCGGGCGCGGCATCGTCCTCCTCCACGTCTTCGGCCCTCGAGCTCGGGGCCTTGCCCTTCTTGAGCTCGCCGAGGAGGGCCGCGGCGAACCGGTTGGTCGCCTCGAGGAGCGGCGCCGGCACGTCGGAGGCGAGGGCCTCGGTCGCCGTGCCGTCGGCCTTGACCAGCGTGATGTTCGCGTTCGGATTCGCGCCCACGTCCACGACGGAGAGCTCGGTCATCTCCCATTCGAGGACGCGCCGCGCCATGCGATCGCCGACCTTCTCGGTGCGCGCCTTCGTCGGCGTCGAGCCCCCGACGGAGAACGAGGCGAGGACGCCGTCCTCGATTTTCTTGATCGTGTCGGGAGCTCCGGCCGAAATGAACGCCTCGACCTCGATCGCCTTGCGCGCGTCGTCGAAGGTGACGCCGAGCCGTTTGCCGACCGGCTTTTTCGGGTCGTGCGCCTCGCGGACGTTGCCCCGCCACTTTCCGAACGCGGCCTTGCTGCCCTCGTAGTCGAGGATGTCGCCCTGCGAGTCGAGCGTCTCGTCCGTCGCGAGGCCGGCGACGAGCAGGCTCCCGTCTGCCTGTTTTTCAAATTTGGTGATCGGGAACGAGAGGCGCATTTTCGTTTTCTCCTTCGTTCAATTTAGAACGGTAATGACCGCGTTAGTCGACATCCAAGACTCGAGCGCCGTCGCCGCCGTCGGCGTGACCGTGAAGTCGAGAAGCCCGGTCGTCGTCGTATCAATCGCCGCGACCGCCGTCATGGGAAAGAACCGCGTCCCGACGTTCCCGACCTCGATCTTGCCCTGTCCGATCACCGTGCCGCCGGCGCCGATCGTTCGCGCCGTCAGGATGAATTCCGCCTTCCACGGGAGGCCCTGCCCCGGGTAGGCGCCCACGACCGCGGCGGCCGGAATCGTCACGGCGCCGCATTTGAATTTGAACGTGTAGCTGGTGCCGGCGACGTTCGCGAGCGGGATCACGCCCGAGACTTCGAACCGGACCGTCTTGCCGACCGTCCAGAAGTTTGCCGGCAGCGTCTTCGTGCCGATGCCGGTACCCATCAGCGTCGTCTCGGCGACCGTGTTCGTCACCGTCACGCTGTTCGTCTGCGTGAACACGACGCCCGAGAGGTTCTGCGCGACGCCGGCCTGAACGGAGGTCAGACTTTTCTGCGTGGAGTCGGTCCACGTGTCGCCGTTTGCCTGCCCGCCGGGCGCCGCGACCGCTTCCATTCGCACCGTTCCGTTGACGTCGAGCTGCTGCCCCGGCGTGCCCTGATTGATCCCGATGTAGCCCGTGCCGCTGCTCCGAACGACGCCCGAGAATCCGCCGAGCGTCGTGCCGCCGGTCCATACCGCGAGCTGGTCCGTCGTGCCGTTGCCCGAGACGCCGCCGGCGCCCAGCAGGTTCACGTATGAACCGCCGTTCTGCGAAATCTTCAGCTGCTGCGCGCCAGAGTCATAGTAGAGGCGCGCGGTAGATGCGGGCGCGGCGGCCGGCGCCGTCACTGCGCGAATGTCGTGCGCGCCGGCGACGTCGAGCGCGACGGCCGGCGCCGCGGTCCCGATGCCGACGCGCTGCGAGGAGTCTATGAACATCGCCGGGTTGACCTTCACGACCCACGGTCCCGACCCATTCGTGCGCGTATAGAACGCGAGGCCGCCGCCGTAGTCGCCGGTCGTTGCGTTGTCCTTCGCGGCGCCGATTGCCGCGAACTCCGTGAACGCGCCGCCGCTCGTGTATTTTCCGAGGAACGAAAGACTGCCGCCGACGTTCGCTGCCATCGCCGTCGTGTCGGTCAGCGCGAGGTTCACAATCGGCGCGAGGAAGCCGGCGGGAGAGACGGCGCCGGCGATCTCTGCAAACGTGCGTGGCGCGGTAGCGCCGATGCCGACGTTACCGGCCGGAGAGATCGTCAGCGCGTTTATGAATGCGCCGGCGTTTCGAGTGAATACGTCGAACTTGCCGGAATTGTTGGCGCCGCTGCGCGAGAACCGCAACAGCCCGACGCGGTTGTCGGTCGTTCCGATCGCCGCGTTTCCGAAGGTAAGGTCGCCGAGCGTCCCGTCGGCCGTTTGACTTCCGCCGAGGATCAGCGATGTTCCGCTGAGGTTCGGCGACGTGAGCTCGACGAGGTTTGTCGCGCCAGTCGCGGTATAGCCGGCCCCCGGAGTTGTCGTCCCCATTCCGAGCGCACCGGAGGTCCCGTTGAGCGTCATCCAGACGGTGTCGGCTTGGGTATCCTGCCCGGTCGTCGTTGTCGTCTTTCCGAAAGACATGCCCTGCGACGAGGAGCCAACACGGAAGTGAAGACCGTAACCGAGGTCGGTTCCACTCGCGGACGCGAAATCGTAATGGTAGATGGTGCTCCCGTAGGTCGTCCCGAGCCCGGTGTTACCTTGTAGCCAAAGGCTGGCGGCGAATCCAGACGCCGTGTTAAATAGGCGAAGGACCGGGCCGGTTGCGCTATTGATTTGGACGTTCGTGGATGGGCTTGTCGTGCCGATACCGAGCGTCCCCGTGACCGCCGCGTTTCCGGCCACGTGGAGCGGCGCAACCGGGGTCGCCGTTCCGAGCCCGAGGCGATGGTTGACGCCGTCCCAAAAAAGGTTCGTGTTGTCCTGCGCGAACGTGGTCGCGTTCGAGAGGTACGGAATCGAACCCGTCGTCCAGCTCGAGGCATTCGTGCCGCCGCTCGCCGTCGGGAGGACGCCCGCGAGATCGGTCGCGGCGTTGACTTGCGAGAACGTCGGCGCGTTCGCGGCGGCGCCCGTGCCCGTCGAGCGGAGGAACATCGGCGTCGTCGTCGCGTTGCCGGCGAGCCGCGTCCCGAGGCCCGAGGCCCCGCCGTAAATCACGTCGCCGAGCGTCGTCATGGGCGAGAGCGCCGAGAATGCCGAGCTCGCGGTCGCGGCCCCGGTGCCGCCGTTCGCGATGCCGAGCGTGCCGCCGAGCGTGAGAGTGACGGCGCCGGTCCCGCCGCCGGTGAGCGTCAGGCCGGTCGTGCCGCCCGAGCCGTTGACGGATGAGACGCCGCCGGTCGTGATCGTGGTCGGCTCCCATCGGTTGTTAGCGGTGACCCACTGCGGGACCTGCCCGTTCGAAGGGACGCCGGCGAGGAAGTTGTTCCCCTGAATTTTCGAGACCGTGTTCGCCGTGATCGTGCCCGTCACGTCGCCCGCGAGGTTCGGGAGCTGCGCGACGCCGAACGCGCCGGTCGTGATTTTCGAGGCGTCGAGGTTCGGCACGTCGCCCGCGGCGATCGCGCCCCACGCCGGCGCGGCCGAGACCGAGCCGTTGCCCGTCTGAGTCAGGAACTGTTTCGTCGCCGTCGTGTTCCCGGCCAGCCGGGTGTTCGTGCCGGCGCCGTTTGCATAGGCGAGGTCGCCGAGCGTGGTCGTCGGCGCGAGGGCGTTGTAGCCCGCCGCGGCCGTCGCCTGCCCGGTGCCGCCGTTCGCGACCGGGAGCTGCCCCGAGACTTCCGAGCCGAGGGCGACGGCGCCGGCCGTCATGGGCGACGTGCCGGAGGCGTGGACGACGCCCGTAAGCGTCGTCGCGCCGGTGCCGCCCGACGCAACGACCAGCGTCGAGGAGAGGCCGGCCGCCGTTCCCGACGTGTTCGCCGCGATCGTCGCCGGGAGATCGCCCGAGGCGATCGTGCCCCATACCGGGGCCTGCGCCGCGGCACCGGTGCCCGTGCTCGAGAGGTATTGCTTCGTGGTCGTCGTGTTCCCGGCGAGCCGGGTGTTCGTCCCGGCGCCGTTCGCGTAGATGAGGTCGCCGGTCGTGGTCGTCGGGGCGAGCGCATTGAACGCGGCGCCGGCCGTCGTCTGCCCGGTTCCGCCCGAGCCGATCGCGAGCGTCGCCGAGAGGCCGGCGGCGGTGCCCGACGTGTTCGAGGAGATCGACGCGGGAATGTCGGCCGAGACGAGGGCGGCCCACTGCGGAGCCGTCGCGAGGCCGGCCGAGCCCGTCGAACGGAGGAACTGGTTCGTGGATGTCGTGTTCCCGGCGAGCCGCGTCCTCGTGCCGGCGGCGCCGCCGTAGATCGTGTCGCCGAGAGTTGACATCGGGGAGAGGGCGTCGAAGGCCCCGGCGACCGTCGTCGCGCCCGTGCCGCCGAACCCGATGCCGAGGGTGCCCTGCAACGTGAGGGTCCCGGCGCCGACAATCGGCGAGCCGGAGAAAGACATGCCGGTGCCGCCGCCCGAGGCGGCGACGCTCGTGACGGTGCCGACGGCGCTCGCCGCGTCCCACTGGGTTCCCGTCCACGTGAGGACCTGATTCGAGGTCGGCGTCGTGTTCCCGAGCGGCCGGCCCCGGAGCCCGAGGACGGTGACGGCGAGGCCAGAGCTCGAGGCGTCGCCCGTCATGCTCGCCGAGAGGCTCGAGGCCGTCGAGGCGTTCCCGACGAGGGCGCCCGTGATGGTGCCGGCGGTGAAGTTGTTCGAGCCGTCCCGGCGAACGATCGTCGAGGGCGTGTTCGCCGAGGTTGCCGCGTTCGCGAGAACTGCCCCCGCAGCGACGTTCGCGGCCGTCTGCCCGCCGACCGACGCGACCGAGGGCGACGGGAGCGTGCCCGAAAGATCGCCCCCGAGGGCGCCCACGTTCGTCGCGGCGACGCCCGCCGCGAGCGTCGGCGACGGGTAGGTCCCGGTGAGAGCTCCGCCGGCCGCCCCGAGGTTCGCCGCCGCGGCGCCCGTGCCGAGCTGCGTCGACGTGACGCCGCCGGCGGAGATCCCGACAATCGGGACCGTCGCGGTGCCCGTGACGGAGATCCCGGTGCCGCCCGTGATCGAGGACACGGCGGTCCCGGCGACAATGCTCTGGCACGTGTACGAGCTCGAGCCCGAGGAGTAGACCCGGGCCTGCCCGTTCGTGCAATTGCCCGCGGCCAGCGTTTGCCCGCGGAGCCCGACGACGGTCGGGTTCGGGCTCGAGCCCGTGAGATCGCCGCCCATCGAGGGCCCCGTCGTCGAGAGGATGGTCGCCGGCACGAGCGTCCCGCGGTTGTAGAGGGTGAGCGACGAGAACGCCGCCGGGCACTGCGCGCCCGTCGGGATGACCGTGTCTTTCGCGATGCCGACCGCCGGAATGTCGACCTGCGCGTTGAGGCCTTGCACCAGCGTGAGACTCCACGCCCCGCCCGCGGCGGTGACCGTCGTGAGATCCTGAGTCGCCAGCGCCGCGCCCGTCGTTGCGAGGACGGGCGACACGACGCGGAACCGGACCTGCGTCCCGACGACCGGGTTCGATCCGCCGTCGAGGACGGTTCCCGACACGACGCAAACGGCCGGCGACTGAGCGGCGGCCGGCGCGGCGAGGCCGAGCGCGAGGAGGAGGAGGAGAATCCGTTTCATCGTTTGCCCCTTTTCGCGTACTGCAACATGCCGGGCGGAAGGCCGACGCCCGGGGTCGTCGGCCGGAGGCGTGGTTCCTGCCAGCCCCGGAGCGTCGGCACGTGGCCGCTCGAGCTCGAGGAGAGCGGGTCGAACGTGGCGACCAGCGTGCCGGCGATCGGAACGCCGGCGCCCGAGACGGTGCCGGCCGCGGTTCCGGTGAGGGCCCCGAGGCTCGAGGAGCTCGAGCCCGTCGCCGGGGCCGAGCCCGAGGCCGTGCCCGTGAGGGCCCCGAGCGTCGCGGCCGTCGTGCCGGTCGCGGGCGCCGAGCCGGAGGCCGTGCCGGTGAGAGCGCCGAACGTGGAGGAGCTCGTGCCCTTCGCCGGCGCCGAGCCCGAGGCGGTCCCGGTGAGAGCTCCGAACGTGGAGGAGCTCGAGCCCGTGGCGGGAGCCGAGCCAGCCGCGGTGCCGGTGAGGGCGCCGAACGTCGCCGAGAGCGTGCCGGTGACGGAGCCCCCGGGCGTCGTGACGGTTCCCGTCGCCGAGCCCGTGAGCGCGCCGAGCGTGCTCGAGGTTGTGCCCGTGATCGGGGAGAGGAGGGCCCCATCGTTCGTGCCGTGGAGCACGACGGTCGACGCCGCCGGATTCGCGAACACGGTGATCGCGGCGAACGCGACGGCCGCGAGCGGCGATGGCCTCGAGCGGAGAACGATCGTCGAGGGCGAGGCCTCGCCCGCCTCAACGACGACCGAAAACGCCGGGTCGCTCATGCGCCCGTGAGCGTGTTCACCGTCACGCCTTGCCGGTTGTTTCCGAAGTCGAAGGCCACGATGTAGTAGGTCGTGGTCGTGTCACTCACGCCGAAATCGTACTGGCCGCCCGCCGCCGAGACCGTGTCATACATCCACGCGTCGTCACTCGTGCGGAACAGAGAACACACCGCGTTCGTGATCGGGTTTCCGCCGGCGTCTTGAACGATGCCGGTGATTCGGTACGGGAGGTTCGACCAGCCCCCGTAGCGAATCCGGTCGTCCCAACACGTTGCAAGGGCGAGGACGCCGCCGACCCCGCCGGCGCCGTCGAGGATTTGGAAGTTTTGCCCGAGCATCGGATCGGTCCACGGCGGCCAGTAGTTGAGCCCCTCGGACACGACCGGGTCGCCGATCTGGTATTCGAGCTCGCGGTCGTCCTTCCGCCGGAGGGCGACCGAAAGCATGATGTTGACGAGGGTGCTCATTCGCCGATCGTCGCGTAACAGTCGAGGAGGTTGTTCGCGAGGATGTTCCAGAGCACGAGCGACGAGGAGAGCGCGATGGTGAGGCCTCGCGGGAATCCGAGGATGAGACCGTTGCCGACGCCGGCCGCTGCGCCGGCTCGCCGATAGAACGCGGTCGGCACCGTCGGCTTGGTCGTCCACTGGGTCGCGACGAGCACGGCCGCCGCCGGGTCGGCCGTCTCCTCCGCCAGCATTTTCGTCGGCGAGATCGGCCCGATGCCGATCGCCGCCGGCACGCCGAGACCGATCTGCATCGCCGAGGCCGCCGCCGCGGCCTGCAACATCCCGAGCTCGAGGAGCCGCGGCTTGTCGCTCGAGGTCGACCGGAGCTCGGCGCAAGGGAGCGAGACCGTGCCGTCGAGCGTTCGGAACGAGAGGTCGTACCGTGCCATGCCCTTAACTCCTCGCCTCGACGATGAGGCGCTCGCGCGTCTCGCGGATTTCGTCGGGCCGCTTGAAGGTGTACGTGTCGAGGCGCCGCCCGTCGACCTTGATCGAGAGCATCGGCGAGGTGTCGCGGGATTTGCAGAACGGGCACGGCGCGCGTTCTCCCGAGAGCCACGAGGTCTTCGCCGGGAGGACGAAGGCCCGGTAGCACGCGGAGCAGATGAACTCTTTCGCGCCGCCCATCGTTCTACTCGTCGGCCACGAAGTAGATGTCGGAGACGCCGGTCGCGCCGGAGTTGTGGTACACGAGCGAGCCGTTCACGGCGACCGAAATCCCGCGCGGGAACGTGAGGATCAGCCCCGCCCCGATCGTGCCCGGGAGGTTGACGCGACGGAGCGAGGCCGTCGGCGCCGTGGGCGACGTGCCCCACGCGAGGGCCGTCTTGCACTCCGGGTTCGCGTCCGCCGTCTCCTCGGGGAGGAGGAGAATCGGCGTCGTCGGCGTGACGCCGATCGCCGCGGGCCGGCCGAACAGAAAGATCGAGGCGGTCGCGGCGCCCATGAAGACCCCGGTCTCGAGGAGCCGGTAGCGATGCGTCGCGCCGGCGATCAGCTCGATCGTCGCGTTCGCGGTCGTCGTGTTCGTTGTGCGGTTCGCGAGTGAGTAGATTGCCACGGGCGCTCCTTATGCGTTCGCGTCGTTCAGGGTAAACGTCGTGATGTTGATCGTCTGCCCGTTCGCGATCACGTTGTTGTCGAGAGAGAGATCGCCGGAGCCGAGGCCCACGGTTCCCTGAAGGTGACACGTGGTGCCGGCGCTGTCCTTGATGCGGAACGAGATCGCGGTGCCGGAGCCGGAGGCCGTGCCCGTCCACGTCCCGAGGAGCGTCTTCTGCCCGGAGCCCGCGGCGTTCATCCAATCGGCCGGGAGCGTGAGCTCGGCGATTTGCCCCGCCGGATCGGCCGACCCGCAGTTGGCCGGGACCGATCCGGTGAAGAGGCGGAGCTTCGCCGAGGTTCCCGTCGTGGATTCGAACGCATCGAGCCGGGCGTTGCGGACGGCGACCGAGAGCTGCAGCGCCATGTCATTTCCCCTTTTTCTGCGCGGCGACGAGGATCTCGTCGAGCTTCGTGTTCAATCGGTCCTGCCCGCGTTTGATTTCGTCGAGCTGCCGCGATACGTCGGACTTCCAAGCGTTGAATTCGTTCCGCTCGACGAAATCCTGCCGGAGTCGCCGGTCCTGTTCGGTGTTCGCGTCGGCCATCATCAATTTCGCGACGAACAGCGTCACGAGGACGAACGGCGTCAGCGCGCCGGCCACGATCGTCACGACGCGCATCGAGGTGAGGACGCCGAGGTCGGTGCGCCTGCCCGGGTTCCCGCTCGGGAGGCGGCCCTCAATGTCGGCCTCGGCCGCGTAGGAGACGTGCGTGTGCTCTTTCGTGTCGTCGCGCATCACGGCTCGTTTCTTTTCACGGCATCGGCGACGGCCGACGGCGAGACGGAGTCGGGAGAGCTCGGCTGCGTGATGCCGATCTTTTCGCCGAAGTGATAGAAGTTGAGAGCGAGCGGCATCGTGAACCCGAGAACGAACCGCGCCCACCGCGGCGTCTCGGAGTAGGTCCACGTGAACTTGATCCCGGTGTTCACGAAGGTCGCGAGGGCGAACACGGCGAGGCCCCAACCGATCGCGGCCGGATGGTTGCAGATCGTTGTCACGGCCCATTCCGCGACTTTCGAACCGAGATCCGCGAGCGCGACCGTCACGGCGTCAGCTCTTGATTTTCTCGGCGAGCTGATCGCCGAGCGGGCCGGCGGCGGTGAGAATCGCCGCCGCCATGTTGAGGTAGTCGGAGGGCTTCGCGGTGTCCTTCGGCGGGAGGGCGGCGATCGCGGCCTCGGCCTTCTCGGCGAAGGTGAGGGCGGTCGGGAGGAGCGCGATTCCTTCGGGCAATGTGAGCGGCATGTCAGGCCCCCTTCTCAATCGGCCCGGGCTCGGGCGCGGGCTTGAGGTATGTGTCGTGGATGAGGTTGTTTTTCACTTGTTCGGTCGCGATGCCGGCGAGCTTGAGCCAGAAGTCGAGCCCGGCGGAGCCGAGCTTCGCGACGGCCTCCACGGCGGCGAGGAGCTCGGCGGCCGTCACGGGAGCACCTTCCGCGTCGCCGCCTTCGCGGCCTTCTCGTCGGCCTCGAGGGCGGCGTCGTGAAGCGGCGTCGGCCCCGTCCTCGGGACGGAAGGTTTCGCCGCGGTCCAGTCGACGAACGACCGACGGTGAAGGTCGACGCGCCAGACCTCGAGCGCCGCACGGGCCTCGACGCACGGGGCCGGCGGCACCGGAACGCGGCACGCGTCTTCGTAGCGGGCCTCGAGGAAATCGTAATCGTTCTGCGAGCGCGCGACGCTCATCGCCTCGCGCCCCGCGGCCGTCGAGCAGCCGAGCGATGCCACGAGGGCGAGGAGAGCCGAGAACCGGGCGTAGATGCCCGGGAGAAAAATCGCGGCACCGCCATCACGACGCGGGAGGAGTCGCGCCGCTTGCACCTTGATGACGGCACCGCGAAGGCCTGCCTGCTTCATTCCGGCGCCTTCTCCGCCGAGGCGAACTTGACGGTGCGGTCGATGACCGCCGTGTCGTTGCCCTCGTCGGGCCGGGCCCGGCCGATCGCGCGGAACGTGATCGTCTGCGCCGCGTCGTCTTTCGCATGGATGAACCCATGCACGTAGGCCCCCGGCGCGATTTCGACCCGCGCCTCGTCGCCCTGTTTCAGATCCTTCACTTCGTCCCATGTCGTCATGCGGCCTCCTCCTCGCGCTGTTCGTCGCGCGTCACGGGCCTCGCGGCCCGGGTACAGTTGGGATGCCCGATCGGTTCGGCCTCGTACTCCTCGAGGTCCCATACCTCGCCGTCCACGTCGCAGATTTCCTCGCCGCAGCCGTCCTCGTCATAAATGACGACCTGCTCGACGCCGGCCTCGCGGAAGGCCTCCACGTGCCCCTGCGCCTCGGCGATCGCGAGCTCGGTGCGCGCGATCATCGCGGCGCGATCGGGCCCGAAGAGACCGGACTCCTCGAGGAGCTCGGCGAAGTCTTGGTAGGAGAGGCCGTCGCGCACCGCCTCCACGAGAAGCGCCTGCGTCGCGTCTCGTGTCGTCTGATCGATAACCCATTCGGCGTTCGGGTTGTCCACGAGCTGCCCGTCGACCCACTTCTTGCCGACGAGCTCGGCGCCCCGGGCGGCGCCGTAGTCGACCGCCTTCGGCTCGAGGAGATCCCAGTCGACCGAGAGCTCGAACTCTGAGAGCGCGCCCTCGGCCCCGTCGCGGAAAATTCCACGAAGGATCGGGGCCGCCTTCTCGGCGAGCTCCTCAGAGATCCCGTCGTCCCAAAGGCCGTCGGGCATTTAGAACGAGACCTCGCCGATGAACTGGTGGACCGTGAGACTGTTCGCCGCGGCGTTCGTGCCCCACGTCGCCTGAAGGTGGAGCGCCTGCGCGACGGTGAGATCGGCCGTCACGGCGGTGAACGGCGTCGGGTTCGTGAGCTGCCAGTGCAGCGCGGTGATCGCCGTCGTGAAGTAGGTGAACAGGCCCGAGGACATGAGGGTGCCCGTCGCGCCAGTTGTGCGGCACGTGATCTCGGCGTCGAGCTTCCAGAGCGTCGTGCCCGTGATCGTCGCCGTCGCTTGAACGCCCGTCGTCGCCACGACGGTCGAGCCGAGGAGGATCGCGATCGTGAGGTTCGGCGTGAGCGTGTTGGCGATCGAGCCGTAGGCCCTCACGCGGAGGGTGCGGCCGGCGAGGTTGAGGCGCCCCGGGTAGAGCGTCCCGCCCGGCTGCGCGTCGCTCGCGGGAAACGCCGCCGGCCCGAGGAGGGCGCCTTCGACGTTCGTCGCGGCGATGCTCGTGTTGTACGCGGTGCCGGCGGCCGGTTGCACCGCGTCGACGCCGACCGGGAATCCGCGGTTCACGAGGAGCCGGCCGGAGGTTCCCGCCTGCGTTGCGCCGCCGAGCGAGACCATGCCGTCGGACATGCTGCCCTCGGCCGGGCCGGGAACGATCGAGCCGATCGTGTCGTCGGCCCCGAGGAGGAGGAGCCGGCCGTTCGCGAACGCGGCGCCGGAGGGCGAGGCTTTGAGGAGGGCCATGAGTCAGTCTCCTTTTCCACGAACGACCAGAGATTCGAGCGCCGGCGAGAGGAGCCGGTGCCCGACGATGTTCATTTCGATCCAGCCCCCGGGCGGCGTCGCGTAGGCCCACTGCCGGATTTTTTCGGCGAGGCGGAGCGCGGCGTCGCGGCGGGCGTGAATCGTCTGCACGACCGGCGCGTCCTCGGAGCTCGAGAGCGGGCGCGGTTCGTCGATTCGGAAGTCGGTCGCGTTCACGCGGCGGCCTCCGAGCTCGAGGCCTCGAGGCGCTTTTTCGCGTGCGCGAGGACCCCGGCCTTTTCCTTCTCGAGCGTCTCGGCGATGAGCTTCGCGAGGGAGACCTCGTAGGATTTCCGCCGGTGCTCGAGGTGCTCTTTCGCTTTCACGAAGACAGCGCGAACGCCGGCGTCGGTGTCGGCCGCGGCCAGCCCCCGGACGACCGCGTTCGCGATGTCTTTCGGGAGGGTGAGGATTTCGAACGGCGCGGTGTGCTTGCCCTTCTCGACGCGCCGGCGCGCGAACTTTTCCCACGCCGCCAGCTCGGCCTTCTGCGCGGCGGGCTCGGGCTTTTTCTTCGGGGCCCCGGCGGGCGGCGGGGCCGCCTCGAGCTCGTGGGCGGCGTCGTGCTCCGCCGGCGAACCCGGCTGCACGGGCCGCTCCTCGCCGGGCTTGGCGCCGGGCGTCGGTTGCACGACGCCCGTCGCCGGCGGCGTGCCGGCGTGTACGACCGCGTCGGGCGCGGGCGTGCCCTCGGGGAGAGGATCGAGCCCGCGTTCGGCGCGGACCTCGTCGATGGACATGATGCCGGAGGAAACGTAGAGGGCCTGCGCTTGCGCCATCTCCCATTCGCTCCCGCTGATCGTGTCCACCCAGACGAACTCCAGCTCCGGGCATCCGAGGTCGTTCTGGATGAGGTCGTCGAGCCAGTCTTTGTGGAACGTCTTGAGCGGCTTGAACCCGACGTCCTGCGCCTCGTCGCGTTGCGTCTCGGCCGTCGCCTTGTTCACTTGCGCCACGAAAATGGAACGAGGGACCCCCATGAACGCACAGATCATGGAGATCAGCGCCTCCTCCTCGTCTTTCGTGTATTGAAACGGCTTCATCTGTTGGAGGTTCGCGCCGGGCGGGAGGAGCCGAACGCGGGCGCGGTCGGCGTCGCGGTAGAGCTCGTCGAAGTAGGCCTGCGCGCGTTGCAGGATCTCCACCGTCGGCGCCGGGTATTCCATCGTCGCCTCAGGAACGGTTCCGTCCGTGTACCACGCGAGCTGTTTCGCCCAACGCCGGATCGCGAGGTCGACGACCGGGCGGATCTCCTCGGCGACGGGCGAGCCGTAAACCGAGTCGACGACCGGCGTCGAGACGAGGTAGAGGATGCGGCCCTCGAGCTCGTCAACGTCGCGCACGACCTCGGGCTCCATCACGGGCGAGGTCCGGTATTGCGTCGTCGGGTAGCCGTAGAGAATCTGCTGGAACCCCACGACGTGCCCGTACACGTCGATCACCGGCTTGATCGTCGCGCCGTCGATTTGCACGAGCGAATGGAGCTCGGAGCCGTCGAGCGTCGGGTGTTTGAAAAAGGTGAGGGCGTCGGTCGTGTAGACCTCCTCCGTCGCCTGCTGCATGAACTCGCCGAACCGAAGGCCGTCGATCCGGTTCGGCTTGGCGATGAACGCCTTGACCCGGTCGATGTCCTTCTGAAATTCCTTCTTGGCGCTCGGCGTTTTCGCGTCGAGCGGCGCCACGTCCCACGACATTCCGCGGACCTGTTTCTTGCGGTGCGAGATCGCGATGCGGAGGTACGGGCACGCCGCGGCCAGCGCGCGGAGCTCGGGAAATCTCGTCGCGTCGCCTTCGCCTCGAGGCGTCGGCATGAGGTTGAACCCGGGCGAGAACTGGAATTCACGCGGCGGGAATGTCGGGTCGGGAAACCGCGGAGAGAGCGGGGCCCCGGGCGCCCCGTCAATCGGCGAATGGAAGGCCTCGAACCCGAGCGGCTTTCCGTCGGGCCCGAAAAGCTGCGCCGGCCCCGAGCCGCTCGAGTTGTAGTTGAACGAGGACATCGCCGCCACGTATTCGGCCGGCACGAAGACGCCCGTCGTCGGGCCCCCGAGCGGGCGCGTCACGCCGGCGACGCCGGCACGATACGAACCGTCGGCCCGGGCCTGATCGAATCGTCCCGCCATGCTAGTTGCCCCCCGCCCCGAGGCCGTCGACGGCGCGGTCGACCTCGGCCTCGAGGATGATCTTTTCGTCGAGCTCGGGCACGAGCGGATCGGCCGCCGGCCTCGAGCTCGAGGGCGGCGCGTCGGCCCGCCGAGCTCGAGGGCGGCGCGTCGGCCCGCCGAGCTCGAGGAGCCGGGAGCCCGTCGACCGTCGGCACGAAGCCCCGAGGGAGCGCCTTCCTTCGGAACGCGACCGGCCTCATGCGACCGCCTCGGCGAGCGCCGCTTTCTTGAGGTGATACCGCTCGACGGCCTGCAACCAGCCGGCGGTTCCCGCGGCGTTGCCCTTGATGCCGTGCCACGCGAGCATTGTCGCGACGACCGTGTCGTCATAGCAGCCGGCCGGCGCGTTGTATCTGAAAGAACCCGACGGGAGACGCTCGGCCTCGTAGGCCTGCAGCTCGTTCACGAGAACAGGGTCGGGGAGGATCTTGATTTCGCGCCGCTCGAACGCGCCCGCGAGCGCGTCAATCGCGAGCGTCTTCGAAGGCCCCGTCGTCGTGAACGGTTGGATCGGGAGGCCCTCGCGCTGAAGGTGCTCGATGTTCGGGATGCCGATGCTGTTCGTTTCGGCCACGATGATCGAGGGCCGGAACCGCTCGGCGAGCGCCATGAGCCGGTCGCGCTGCACCACGTAGTCGATCTTGTTGAACCGGTCGAGCTCGACCATCGCCTGCGCCTCAACGTCGAACACGGCGATCACGGTGAAGTCGTGCTGCTTGCCGAAGTCGACGCCGAAAACGTACTGGCGCCCCGCGAGGCCCCGCTCGAGGCGCGAGGAGCTCGCCGCGTCGAGCACGCCGCGGAACACGCCGCCGGCATCGTCGATCACCGCCGCCAGGTATTCCTGCTCGAACATCCGCTGCGGCAGGTCCTTCCGCGCCGCTTCGATCTCGGTCGCCAGGATGAACGGGTTCGTCGCTGTCGGCATCTGCCAGGATTTCCAGCCGGGCTCTGCGTTCTGACCCTTGACCCAGTTGCGCCAGCCCCAATTCTTCCCCTTCGGAACGCCCGTAAACAACGCCCAGCCCTGAACGTCGGCGAGCGTCGCGCGAATGTGCTCGGTCCAGACGTTCTCGCCCATCATCGTGAACTCGTCGAGGCACGCCCCGTGAACGCCTTCGCCCGACAGCGAGTCCGGAGCCTCGGCCGTCCGCAGCCAAATCTCGCTCCCGTTCGGGAGCTGGATCTCTTTGTCGGCCTCTCTGATCTCGGCGATACCGTCGAAGCGACGCTTCATCAATCGCCACGCTCGCTTCATCGACGCCGAGCGCCACGTCAGGCCGACCCACCAGTACATGCCGGGCTGCTCGCACGTTCCGCGGATGATCTCGTCGACGGCCAGCTCGGTCTTCCCCCAGCGCCTGCCGCAGAACGCAACGCGAAAGCGCGAGCGATCGTCAAAAATCTCCTGCTGCGCCGGATGGAGCCGCGGGATCACGATCTGCTTCGACGTCGTACGGACGTGACCGCGCGGGGCGGCCATGCGCTAGACGGCCTCTTGCTGCTGAGACTCGCGCGACGTCGCGTCACCGAAGACGAACGTGACGCCACCAGCCCCGACGTCGAGACTGCGCTTGATCGGCTCGATCATGTCGACGACGAGACGCATCGCCTGTACGCGCGACATCCCACCGCTCGCTTCGCTCAAGAGCATCGCCGCGAAGACGTCGTAGCCCGTCGCCGTCGCGCGCAGACCAGCACCGCCACGATACCGCAAGAGATGCTCGATCAGACTCGAAGCGTCGAGCGAGAGCCCGATCGTGACGCGATCCTCCGCGACCTTCTCGCGCGAACGCGAACGCTCGGCCCGCATCACCGGCATCGAGAGCATCTCGCTCAAGCTCGCACGAATCGATGCTTTCGACTCGCTCTCGACGACTCGCGCAACAGCTCCGTCAGGAACCGCAACGAGACGCGCTCGCTCGACCGTTCTGTCCATCACCGGGGAAGGTAACGCCGTTTCGCACCGACGTCGCGCGAAAACTGGTACGGGACGAGAGATTACGCGCCGCGTAGCCCAGGACACGGCCCGGTGTCGGAAGCCGTGTCGGAGCCGCGCACCGGCCGCCCGATCTTTTCCTTATTCGAGACGTCGTCGCGCCAGGCTGGCTTGTCGCTTCGAGCTACAGCATGCGCGCCAGACGACGCGCACCCCGTGGCGTAAGTCGCTGATTACGGCGTTCGGCTAAGCCCCGTGGATGGAGTACCATGTAGGTTTAACATAATGGATATTATCGGACGTACTCTGGCGACCCTATGCCTATTGCGTTTGCTGGCGCGTAAGTCCGAGCGTTACGCATTACGCGCGTCCGGGCGCTGAGACTCGTCTCACCGGGGGGTGACGTGTAGTGTCGGGGTTGTCGCGAGGTCGACACCGATCGACCATCCCCGGCACGCTCGTCACGGGGTTCCCCTCGTCGCTCGCTTGTGTGACGGCGCGGCGTGGCTCGAACCCCTCCTCCCATGGGCGCCCCGTCTGAGCGTCGACGTCCCAGGATCGGGAACTCTCTAGGTCGAGACGTCTGTGAGCGCGTCGTAGCCAGCGGGTTCCAGGACCTCCCCCCTACGGGGGGGGATGGTTCCCGGGAACCCTCTAGCTCGTCTGGACAGTTCCCGCCGGGAACTCCCCGGAACCCTCTGGAACCCTGGTACTGTCTAACGCAGCTCGTAGGAGGGTCGATCAGCTCTAGGCGCTGGAACGTACCTCTAGGCATCGGTTTTGCCGTCCTCGTCGAGCCTGCCGAGGCGGCGACGTTCGCGAAGCGCGTCCTCGGTCCGGTGTTCGACGCCGCGGACGAAGAGGGCGACCTGGCGGCGGCCGTCGCTGGTTCGCGTCTCGACGAGGGCGGTTTCGACGTCGCGCTCGTCGAAGTGAGCCGTCCAGCGCGCGAACTCTTCTCCGCGCTCGTGCGACCAGCGCGTGAAGCGGAAGAAGCCCTTCGGGGCGAGGTCGTAGCGTTCGCGCGAGCTCACGGCTGCTCCTTCAACGCGGTGGCGGCGATGCGGGCGGAGTACGGCTCGTCTGCGCTTAGTTCGGTTCCTCCACCGCATCTGACGATCTCCCCTAGCGCTCGCTCAAGCTCTGCGAAGGCGAGACACCCGCAGACGCTCGTACCGTCCGGCGATCCCACGGCGCACGGCCCCTTACCGCTCCCACCGTGGGCTTCGCGCGAGTGATTGCAGAGGCCACACGGCTCGTCAAGCCATTCCACGAAAGCCTCCGAAATAGGCGCACACGAGGCGCAAACGGCGGCGAGTTCGTCAAGGAGAACACCGCAACTGTGACACTTGTATACCGGGAGCGGCTCGGGCTTCTGAGCGTCGCTCGCGGTTCGACATGGTTCGCACGTTCCGGCGCAGCTCTGGTGGTTACAGCTCATCTTGATCCCTCCGGTTTTTGTCCGACGTACCAGACGAGCGAGTGGCCGCGCGAGCCCTCGAAGAAGATTCGGCCCTCTGCTTGGAGCTTCGCTCGCGCGTCGATTCGCGTTTGCTTTCGCATCTGGCCGCTCGCTTCGTCCCACGAGCGTGTCGGGAGTCCCGGGTTGCGGCGCAGGATGTTGAACATGTGTTCGGCGGCCGCGTCGGTGTCGGCCTGACGCTTCTTCTCGGCGGCGCTGCGCTCTTCCTCTTCAACGGCCGTCTGGTCGAGTTCGCGCAGTGTCGCGGTCGGGAAGTCGTATGTGCCCGAGAGCGAGAACGTCTCGCCGAAGCCGTAGCGGTTTTTCGGCGAGCGAATCTCGACCTTGTTCTTAGGATCGCCGTCGACGTGAAGGATTAGCTCGCTTGCGTACTCGATCGCGCTCGACTCAGAGCCGGCGGCGAGGTCGTCGACGCGCTTCTCCTTGTCGCGCGAGGCGTAGGCGCCGCGGTTGACCTGCGAGACGAGCAGTACGATGGCCTTGTATTCGTCGGCGAGTTCGCGAATTCGCCAGACGACGTCGCTGACTTGGACGCGCTTTCCCTCGGTGCTGGCCTTTTCGCTCTTCACGACCTGAGCCGAGTCGATCAAGAGCACGCGCGGGAGTTCTTTCGGGGCGATCCTATCGAAGTCGCGTGCCATGAACTCGACGGTGCTCGTTCGCGTTCGCGGCTGGAGGAAGCGCCAGAAGACGGTCGATTCCTTCAGCGCGTTCTCGGCCTGGCGCGTGTCGAACTCACTCGGACGTCTCATGCGGCCGCGGTCGAGCCCGAGCTGCTGGCCGATTCTGATCCGCGCACCGGTTAGTCCCTCGTCGGCGAAGAGACACGCGACGGCGCAGCGAACGCCGAGCGAGCGAGCGATCTGAGTCGCAACGAGCGTCTTGCCGATCCCGGGCTTTCCCTGGATCGTGCAGATCGTCGCCTGTGCGAGCCCTCCGTCGGTGTACTTGTCGATCGAGGGGAAGCCCGTCGAGTACTGCTGCCCCAGGGCGAGAGCCGAGTCGAACAGATCGCGGTATTCGAGCCAGAGCGGTGGGGCGATGACGACGTCGGGCGTTGCGCTTCCGAGCTGTTCGCGTTCGAGCTGTTCGAGTTCTTGGAGCTGTCGTGCGCGTTCGGCCTTCTTGCGTCGGATCTCCTGTAGCACTGGGTCGTCGACGTCGCTCGCAATCATGCGCGCCTCATGCGGCGGACGCGCGACGCCTCGTTGATCAGTCGAGCATATAGCGCGATCTCGCTGCAGTCCGTCGAATCGAGCAGCGTCGCGACGTAAGCGACGCCCCCGGCCTTCGTGAGCCGCTCGACGCGAGCCAGCTCGAAGACGACGCGCGTGAGCGTCGGCTCGCCGCCGCCGGCGACGATGTTGAGGATCGCCCGCCAGACCTCAGAGTGGGGGGCGATGATGAACGCCTCGGGCCTGACGTCTTCGAGCGCGAGCAGGCCCGACGTCATGCAGGCTCCGAGGTAGGCGCGCTCAAGCTTGATCGTTGCGCGGTTAAGGTCGCCGTCACCGTCGAGCGCGGCGGCGTATTCGTCGGCAATCATCACTTCTTCACCTCGTCGGGCGAGCGACCGGGGCCGCGTCCCTTGTAGTTGTTTCGCGTCGCGCTGATCTCGTTCGTCGCCGCCTTGACGTCCGCGCACGTCGACCAGTGCG